TCAATGTAAACATCTTCACGAAGGCGGTCACCCTTAGTCTCAGGGGTAACAATACCATCGTCAATTTCTGGCCATAGTCGTTCCATCGGGGAGAAGTCGCCAAGCTCTTTCTGCTTGTACAAGGGGACAAGCCTGTTGGTTGTTCTAGACACTCTTCGCAAGTTCATAACTTCAAGACGGTCAAAACCAATGTTTAGGTTTGCTGCGTGTCGTTCGTATTCCTTTTCCCACTGAGCTAGAAGACCTTGTACCATTCTAAATCTCTGGCTTGCTGGTATATGAACTGACTCAGAAGTAATGACGTCAATGTCTCGACTGTACTCAGTCATCAGAGCCCACAGACACTCACAAATTGCAGCTATACCGATAGCATTAATTACAACATCAGCTAACTGATCAACAGAGAGGTTGATGGTATGTAGGTGCTTTTCTAGGGCCCTTTGGGTGTAGAAAGAAAGGTCAGTGGGCGTAACCCACTCGTAGTAATAGCCTTCTACCAGCACTTTTGTCCCTGACGCATATGTGTTAGCTAAACGCAGTATTCCGTTGCGCTCATCAAGAGAGTACTGAGAGGCACTTAATGCAGAAGCAGACCCAGATCCAGTGGTGTAGACGGCAACCCATAAGGATTCTGAATCGACATTGATATGGCTTAAATCATAGGTTCTTCCGACAACATCAAAAGATGTTTGAAAGAACTTAGGGAAATCCCTGAGGTAGGTTCTTGCGATATTCTCAATGTCTGTTAATGTTGCCATGGTATAAGTTTACCTTATGACGGAGTGTCTGCTGAGTCCTTGCCTGGGACGGTTTTTTGTGTAGGTTGGTTTAACGCAGGCTGCTCTATACGCATAGACGTAGCAGCGGTTACCTTCCTTAACTTGATCTGGTCGGCAGTGCCAGATGGCTTAGGCAGTTTTTCTGTCATTTTGCTCTTATAAACCAGCGCATACTGATGTTTGGTTGCACATGGGTTATTGGGGTTGAACCACCAGTTGAACCTGTGTCACCGGTTGACGGCCCAGTTGAGGATGCTTGGTTTACAACGGAACCACTTGTTCCTGAGTGTTCAGGAGTAACAAACACGTGGGTGTGCCCGGAGTGCTCAGTGGTATTGAGAGTGTAGTGTGCCTGCATTCCTTGACCAACAATACCTGTTAGCCCATCTGCAACTAAATCAGCGGTAGCTGACCCAGGTATTACATACCCTTTGAGCCACCCTAAGGTATTAGGGTATAGAACTCCAGCAATTGCTTGTCCAAGCCTAGTAACAAACCCAATACCTTCTGACGGCGTTTCGTCTTGACCACCCAAGGGTTGGTGGCTGTGTTGCCCACCATTGACAGTGTTGCCAGAACCATGACCATGGGCAATACTATGTGTGTGATCACCAATTGTGTGAGTGTGCGCCCCAAGACTGTGGGTGTGGCTGGGCAAGTTGTTCTCACTAATGGATATTGTTGAACTTCCACTAACGATTCCCGCCGTAGAGTTACCAGTAACAAACTTTGATGTCGAAGAGTACATATTTGGAAGTGCAAATTGGGTGGTTGTTTCTGATCCATAATCGTCACCTATAAGCCCGTACAACGCAGCGTACGACTCTTTTGAGACCATCTGACCATTACACTCTAGCCAAAACGTTTTACCAGCAGGGTTTGGGCTCGTAGCGTTACTTGGCCACATAATAATTGACCCAATAGGTGTTACTGACCCAGAGTCCTCACTTAGTAGGAGCTCAATCCATGCCCCATCACGCTTAACGTACACACCTGATGAACTAGCGCCTACAGCGTTTTTATAGTAAAAATCGCCGTTTGAACCAATACCGTTTGACGGCACTGCATTCCCACGGAGGCTTGTGGTAGATGGGACGTTTACACGCTTGTCAACGATGTTGGCGTTTGAAGGAGAGGTTGCTCCCTGACGGAACACCATAGCCAAAACAACATCGTCTTCTGTGATGTACGTAGATGTGCTAACCCCAGTGGTAGTTAGCAGACGTGCTGCTGACTTAGGATAAGTTGGGTTTGTAACACTTTGAACACCATCAATAATTGTGATAGTCGCAGTGTTTGTTGCCGGTGTGCACCTAACAACAACAGCATCAAACCTATATCCAGATGATGGACCGGCGCTTAGTGCCTTACCAGCATCTCCAGAAACTTCGTACACTACTCCTCTGAGGGCTACAAATCCACTAGCGATGGCAATTAAGCCAGATGACGTTGAGGAAGTTACTGCGCACCCAGACAATACACCAGTAGATCTATCACCCAAAATTTGAAAATCAAGTGAGTCTGGTTCAGCTTGATCCAGGGCAATAAATTTAGTACCGTCAACGTCAGTTGCGTTAGGGATTATGTAAGGCATTTACACCTCAAGCCATAGTGTCGTAAATGTTTCCGTTTGCACGAAGGTAGTTAAAAAGATCCTTTGGAAGCTTGTAGGTCTTGCCGTCCTTGAAGTCAAATCTTGTTAGTCCCCAGATCATGAGCCAGGTTCCCTTTACTCGGGCCTTAACAAAGTCCCCGTCCGTGCTAGAGACGGTAACGGGCTCTTCGATTACTACTTCATCCTGCTCTTCAGCGGGTTCTGCCCAATTTGTTGTTGTTGTAATTTTACGAGGCATTGTGTTCTCCTTTTAGTTTTACCATATAAAGCAATATGGTGGGGGAATTACCCCCCACCATACTACATCATCTGAACGTTAAGTTCAGGAAATTGCGCCACCGAGTGTGTTGAGAATTACTCGGCTTTCGTGGGTGATTACACCGAATCCCCAGATGGCGTACCAGGCAAGACCGTGCTCACGACCGAAGTCAATGACACCGCCGTCACGGAGCTCAACCGGGAGGCTGATTGCGTGACCGAAAGCGTTGTCACCGATCATGATGGCGTTGTAAGCCTCGGCGTTTTCCTGGAAGCCAGAGGTAGCGCTGGTGTCTAGTGTTGAACCCATTCCGTACAGAGGAGCGGAAGCAGCAGTGGCGTCCAAGCCCTTCTTAACCTGAGTGGTTTCGATGAACACTACGTCGTACAGACGACCGATTTCACCAAGCATGAAGTTGCCGGGGGCAGCGTACTTGGTGACTTCGATGAACTCAGGCCAGTCACGGAGTGAACGGCTCTGGCTTGGGTGTACGAAGCAGACGTAGGTGTCGCCCAAACGGGGGATGTTCTGACCGGCGAGAACTTCAACTGCGTCCTTGATGGAGGCGGGGCTGAGGTAACCGGGGGCAGAAGCTGAACCTAGGGTGCCAGCGTCGTAGGGGCTGATGGCTCCACGGGTGGTAGCAGCATTACGACCAAACACAACGCTTGGAGGAACAGCTGATCCGCCACCGAACGGTACACCGTTCTTGTAGAGGGTGTTGCGAGCCTGGATGTCCATGCTCTGGGCCATGTGACGACCAAGTAGACGAGAAGCTGATGCCATAACGTCATCGAATGATGCGTTGAGCAGCAACTCGGTAACGGCAACAGCCTTACCATGCTCGCTTACGGTGATCTGAATTTGGCTTGCGGACAAAGCGACGGGCTCCATACGGGTACCTTCGCTAAGGGTTGCTCCTGCTGACTCATCAACTGACAGGTTGTTGTAACGCATGAAGTTGATGGTCAAACCGGGCATGACACCGAGTTCAGTCTTCTTAACAGCGAACTGCTCAAAGCGAAGCACGGGCATGGCCTGGAATAGGATTTCCTTTGACCAAATTTGCTGGATTGCGGGAGATAGAGCGGAACTACCGTCAGTATAACCGGTCACTGAACCGGTAGCTGTACCTGTAATTGCTCCACCTGCTGGTGCGGGTAATGCCATGTTAATATCCTCCGATGGATAGGGTTAGTTTGGGTTTAGTAGCGGCCCCGTTGCTGAGACCGTGTTGCTGACAGTAACTTTTCACGCATTTTTACATATTGATCCATCGGCATATTGCGGATATCCTCCGCGCTAACCGTTTGGTATTCCATTTGGTTGTCCAGTGGCCCAGACGGAGGAGCCGTTACCGGAGCCCCCTTCAAGCGAGGGGGACTCGCTTGCTGGATTGATTCAATTATAGCAGTACTTCTATCACGAAGTACGGTAATGCTGTGTTCAATCTCCTCTTCAGTATTACCTGAAATAAGATCGCGCAGCTCTGGAATGATGGTTTCTGACTCCGCCTGAATACGTCTCTGGCGGTAAGCCTCTAGTTGCTGGAGATAGCGCTCCTTTTCAAGCATGGCATCCTGAGCCTGCCGCTGCTTTTCAAGCTCGGCAAACTTCTGGCCCCATTCGTTCTCGACCTGGTTGATTCGCTGGTTCCACTCGTCCTCTTTCTTCATGAGGAGTTCCTTGGAACTTAGCTCTTCAAGCTCACGTTGACGAATGAGCTCAGCTTCCTTCTTAGCGCGATCTGCGGCCTCTTTAATGGCCTTTTCACGTTCGCTACTAAGCAGGTTTAACTGCTCTTCCATTGACTTGACACGATGATCAGCGTCCTCTAGACGCTTATACATCTTCTCCTTCTCCTGCTGGCGCACCTTTTGGATGTCCTCTTCAGAGAAGTACTTTTCTTCCTGAACCTTTGGAGCCGGAGCTTCTTCCGGATCTACGGGAACCTGAATACCATCTTCAAACTTTGACATAAGTTAACCTCTTTTAGTTGGGCTGATAATGACTGATTTAAAACAACTATTTATTCTTCGTCAGGAACACGACGCTGGGCAAACCTAGCTCCGTATGCCTTTGCAACTATATTGTTTACCATTCCTTCTACAGGACCGCCTACCGCCTGGGTTCCCGGTAAGGTACCTCCAGGTTGGGCAGGAGAACCTGCACTTGTTACATTAGCACCTCCAGCGGGTACCGTGCTGGTACCCTCGGGGCCAGGTAGCAAGCCTGTGGCAAGCATGACCGCTTGGTTGATCTGTGCGCGAAGCATGTCAAGCGCTCCTTGATCAATAGCATCATCTCGCAATTCTTCAAATATCTCAGCAAGTTTTTCACGTGGGAACTCTTCACCCAACATACGCATAGCGCCTTCTTTGGACTCAAGCCCCATCGCCATCTTGGCCTGAGCTTCGTTAAGTTTAATAAGCACATCAACTGGTAGTGGTTCTGGCCAGTGTATTTGAGTCTTGTATGTCAAAGGATCAGATGGGTCAAGTTGTGGCAATTGATCACCCTCTGGTGCTTCGGCTTTAGAGGGGTCGTAAATAAGAAGCTCAGGTTGGAAAATTGCAGCAGTTCGGATTATTATTTCGTTAATCTTTTCCAGACCTTTTGTAAAATGGATTCTCTTCATGTTGTAGCGATTCATCAACGGCTGATATTGGATTGACAAAGCTACACCAGAAGTGTTAGACACTGGTTGGAACTGGCCGAGGGCGGTCTCTGGTACTCCAGTTATTTCGTGCATAACACGCTTTAGGAACTGAATGTATTGAAGAGCTCCAGCCATGTCACCACGTGACTCTAGGTTTGTAACTGACGCATCCTTTGGCAACCCAGCCCAAACCTTCTTTGGTCCACGCTCTAGCTGGCTTGCCTTAGCACCAATAATGATTGTCACGGGAGCAGCATGGTAGTTAATGATGTCCGATATTTCGGTCATCTTTTCGTTTAGTTCGCGGTTAAGTGGGATTATGTCCCAAATGTCAGATTGACCCCAAGGTGACGACGAGATAGTCATATTTGGAATATGTACTACTGGCACACGGCCAATTGGGTTAGGGTACTGATCCACTAGTTCATCATTGATGTATTGCTCAATACTGTCATCAGTAAGGATTTCAGTAAAGGTGTATACCTGCCGTGTACCTTCTGGAGAAGTCCCCCAGAATCGATACTTGAGCTTAAACCTCAGAAGACGATCACGATCATGTGGGTGGTACTCAGGGAAGCAGTGGGCAGGGTTTAATGGGATTACTCTGATTCGCCCTTCGTTCATAATCCCTAGAGGATCAATAAAGGGTTCTTCGTAAGCAACCTTGACAAAGCAGTCACCTGTTACTCCAGCAAGCTGCCCCATTTCCCATAGAACGTTGTGCTTAGAGTTGTCTACTTCCCAAACTTTGTGGAGTAGGTGGGGAATAATTGCAGCGTTTTGCTCTGGAACTTTCCATTGAACGCCCTTACCAAAACAAAAGTTTGTAATGTAATCGGCAAAAGTTCTAGTGTAGTTTAGGGTGATGTTTTGTTCGCCCTGCTCACGACGATATGACCAGTGGTGACCAAGGTACCATGCCCAACATGCACTATAGCGGTTTAAGCGAGGTCCATGTACTTCAAACTCTTCGTCAGCAAGCTCAACCAGACCAAGAGGGGATATAGCAACAGTTAAGTCACTAGAAGAAGCTCTGTAACTCGGTGACCAGAAATCAATCGGCATTAAATCCCCTGGTGTTTAGATCATTAATGATTAGTTGTTCTATAGAACTTGGAACGTCAATGTATGTTATTGATTGTACCATCCCTAACGGGATATGAGAAGGATTGCTGTAATAAACCTTACTATCTAACTCGTTACGGTCTGCTAACCACGTACCAACTAACGTAATGTGGTCTTTCAAAAAGTCTTCTACTACCCAACCAATTGAGATTGGCCGAACTGGGTGGGGCTTGTATTCTGTGGGGTCCACCCACCCAGTAGGGCCATCAAAGGCGTCAAGCCATGTAATTAAAGCAAGCTTTGGAATAGTAGGTTTCTTAGACTTTTTGGCTTTGTGCATTGTAAAACTTCCCTCTAAAGAATGCTGTTCCGTTATGAAACGGTATTTGCTCGTAGAAAAAGTTTCCCTCACCGGGTTGGTAAGTCACAACACCAATACCCTGTTGCCAATCTTCAACAATGGTCATTGGCCGTCCATCCAAGTCGATGGACCCTTTAGTGGAGGGTACGGTCCCGTCGCATCTTGCCAACGTACCAGGGGATGCGGCCATGATAGTCTTGGGTCCATCGAAATCGTCGCGTGAACGCTCCGCCCATTCGCGGCGGTGGATGTGCCCGTATAGTACAGAGGATTTCTCTGTGTTGAGGTAGGCATGCGCTGTAGACCCGTTACTGCGTACTTTTGTGCCGTGGATGACCCGGAGTCTTTGGTTGATCCAAAATTGTCCCGCTGGATAGCCCGGTACATAATCCACCCCATAATCATCGAAACGGCAGAGATAAGGGATAGACAGAACAGGCCAAGAGTCAGGGGTGTTACCACGCTTGATGCCGAATGCTGCTTTCGCATTGTCGAGGACAAAGTTCACCAATCTTTCTTCGTGGTTACCAGCTAACCAAACTATTCTAGCGTTTGGGGCAACCGTGCGTAATTGAGCACAAAGTACTGTAGCCCGGTCTATGGACGCTTGCGTCGTCAATGCATACGCACTGCTTAATCTGTACTTTCCAAATTCAGGAAAGTCCAAGTTATCTCCAACCAAAACCACTAGATCTGGGTTTAGATTCTTAACTATCGAAAATGCAATATCGATTGCTTCTTCGTCGTGTGTTGGCTCTAGCTCACCAGAACGAGCTCTAAAGTAACCAATCTGCATGTCTGGTAGAACCACACAGGTTTCATACCCATCTTTGTTAGATGATGCTTTTGCCGTCAGTTTCGGCATTCGTACAGATGGTCCTGGCTGTACTACAGGCCATTCAGGTGCAACGGTCAACGCTTTAACAAGATCACTCACAGCCACACCGCCCGTTCATATGACGAGAAATGGTGCTTGAGCTAACTGGGTAACCGTTCTTGGTTAGGATTTCAGACAACCAAGTGCAAGAGTAGATCTTTGCTCTACCGTTACCAGAGTCAGTCTTTATTGCCTTTTCTGCGTTTTCTACAGCCCCAGCTTCATCAGCTGGAAGGTTTTCTTTGATGCGCGTGTACGAGCACTTTTGTTTCATAGAGCCCGTGTGACGCTCCATTAAGTCTTTGATAAGACCGTTGGAATCTGACATCTAATACTCCTTGTGATACCACTCTGATTGAGAGTGTGTTTATGCGGCAGTTGTGCCACTCGTAGTATACACAGGTTTTGCGTTATGCAACGCATTTGAAAGTGCTTGTATTAGTGCGTAGAGTTCCTGCTCTTCTTCAACTCCACGAGCTGTTACACGCTGAAGGTATTTGAGTGCTGCTGCAATCTGCAGGATATTCATAAGTGCTCCTTTTTGGTGGAGCACTTACTGTATCAGATCTCAGCCAGAAACAACCGTCTTGTTGGGAAGATTCATGTGCCCACCTGTGTTATAGGAGTACTCAAACTGAGGCATGCCGTCGCCTGACATTGAACCCATGACGAACTCTTGGAGGTGGTCAGGGGCTTCAATCCAGGTAGCTGAGCCAACGTGAGCACGCTCACGCATGGTCTCCTCAGGGTACTTGTAGAACATCTCGGGGTTGTTATGGTTCACCCGCATTGGCGAAGGAGCAGTGTCCTGGTAGGCGCCAATGCTGAAGTCCATGGGAACGTCGGTGTCAGTTGCTACGCCTTCCTCAAAGCGGAGTGGACCACGGTTCATGGGAATGCTGGGAGCAAGTGAGCGCTCAAATTGTGGGTCACCCTTTTCTGGGAACATTGGGGCGGGGGCTACAGCCATAGGTTATCCTCCTGTTGGAATGGACGTGTATATATGTAGATTACCACGTTTTGATGCTCTTATCTGAAAAACGGACTCTCAGATACGGTCACCATTGGCATGGTGTCAGCGACAGACATAGCGCATGCGATAGCCAAGGAATCTGGGTAGTCGTCAAAAGCGCCCTTTTCTTCTGGTGCTGAGGCCAATAAATAGGGTCCTCTGTACACCTTCTCTAGGTCTGACATTTGCTGATTAAAGCGTTTCCATGATCGTGTACGACGTGCTTTTGAGTGACCAGGGATGATGAGTTGGTCACGCTGTATAAGTTCAGTTAGATGAACCCAACGTTCATTTTGGTTTTTGGCGTCTGAGGTAACAGCAAGGACCTCAATTTTTGGAAGCAAAATTTGCAACCGCTCTGCTACAGCACCGCCAACACCCTGGGCATCAACACCAATTCTGTACACATTATAATTGCGAAGAAAGTCAATAATCTCAAAATACTGGGATTCCCATTCTTCATTGTTAATCTCCAACCAGTTTAGGACTCTATGTTCATAGAACCCAAAGCCATCAGGATGATCCCAATCAACCCAACAAACCGTTACTACTGTCGAGTCATTAGATCTTGCTACGTCAATTCCAACGACAACTGGTGTTCTCCACCACTGCTTTACGAGGCCCATTGACTGGTCGTACATGCGTGATAGACGTTCATCTGAAACAAACATTCCCTTTTCAAGAATCCATTTATTGCAATAGGACATTTGGAACTCGTCAGAATCTTCTCCGATTCTTATTTTTTCCTTAGATATGAATTTTGCGTAGTTGTCATTGTACTTTGCGGCTGTCTTCCAGTCGTACTCAAAATGGCACTGACGGTGATTACGGCGAGAGTTGACATCACGGCGTTTGTTGAACTGGATCATTTTGTAAAAATAGGATTTGTTACGAGTTGCGGTTCCAGTAAGGGCAATACTCCCGTTGTTGAACGCCAACATGGGTTTGATTGATTTAGTGATCATAAACTCGTCGGCTTCCTGAGCCTCGTCTACTAGCACAAAATGGTAGGTTTTAGATTCAATCTTTGCCTTAGGGTTACAGGTTTGCATACGGCACAAAGACCCTGAATGCTTAAGGCTTATGATCCTTCCCTTACCACGAGACCCACCAGATGTGGCTTTGTCATCGATTTCTGGGTCAAGGAGAAAATCCATAGCGTGATCGCTAGTAAGTTTATTTACAATACGGCTAAATACCGTATCAGCCTGGTCTTCTACTGGAGCAAACACCCCACACCAGAATCCTTTATCAAACTTTCCAAGCCAGGTTGGATAGACTTTTGACAACTTAGGAAGAATAACCATCATAGATGCGAGCACGTTTGATAGTACTTCTGATTTTCCAGACTGGCGGGTAGCAACAAGTGTAATCTCTTCACCGTCACCAATAACAATTGACTCAATCATTCGATACGCAATTGGTATTTGGTATGGGAAAAACGTTACGTTACAAAATTCCTCTGTAAAGAGGATGAGTTTCATAACTAACTGATCAATGAATTCCTGGGATGTTTCATCGAGCTCAATCGCCTCGATGTCCTCTGGTATCGAACCTTCTTCTGCCACTTGTTGCATAAACTAATTATACTTCTTCTGTATAGAGTATTCCTTGGTTTGGAATATCTAGTGGTTTCTTTGGCATTCCAAT